ACGTCCGTTATGTTTGGCGTATTGTCGTAACTGATCTGCCAAATATGCTGAAGTTCTTTTGTCGTCAGAAAGGCGAGCGTCAACGTCGATTGCACGTACCACCTTTGTTTTTTGGTCGGGTATGTGGTCGCTTTTACCTCGTGATTGATGCAACAAATCAGCAATCCATCCATCAGATTTACGCGAACGATCAGCGAAGGTGTCGTCAATTTGTTCTCTTAACTGAACCGCAGCCTTTGACAACCAAGGTTTCATTATGAAAGAAGTAAGGTTGCTTCCTCGGGCGTAATTCCAAGCCTATCTAAAAGTGCTGCTTTAGCCTGTGTTTTTGCTTGAAATTCAACTAATTCCTGATTTTCAATTTCTTTAATTGTATTTTCAATTTGTACTTTTGTCGGCGCATCACCATCTAAATTTTTCCATTTAATAGAATCTAAATCATTGTCAGTAATTACAAATTCTGCATTCGGTTGCAGTTTTTCTAAAGCCTTGAACAATTTTAATGACATTATGCACCTATTTCCATAAGAGTAATTGATGTTGAACCTTCTGGATTTGCCACAATATACATTCCATTTCCGGAATCGCCTTGAATTTGAATTTGATAAGTAGTTGCTGATGTTGTTGATGGCGTATCTAGTATATTAAAAAATTGAGTTCCAGAATATCCAACATTTGAACCGCCTGTACCACTTTTAATTTCCATAGCAAAATAATAATCAGCAGGGCTAACTGTTGTAGTACTTCTACGCACTCTAGCATAAGCCCAAGTCTGATAATCGTTGGCTCTATAAATTCTTATACTTGATGATATTAAAATTAAAACTTTTGATGATGCTGAACTAGGGGTAATAGTCGCTGAACAATTTGTTGCATTTGTAAATGCGCCATTTGTGGATGTAGAAGTTGTGGTTGTTGCATTTACGACTTGCAATACTTTTCCACCGCCGCCAGCAGGAGTAGCCCAAGTTGGCACACCACCAGCAACAGTTAATACTTGACCTGTTGTTCCAATTCCTAATCTTGCAGGTGTTGATCCACTAGATGAGTAAATCGTGTCGCCAGTAGTGGTCATTGGATTAACCATTCCAGTTGTATCTAAATTAGTCCAAGCACTACCAGTATAGTAAGTAGTTGTATTGGTATCTTTAAGATAAGCAAATTGACCTTCTTGGGGCGAAGTGATCGCCGCGTCTCTAGCCGTTGAGTCAGTAAAAACTAAAACGCCCTGCATTAAATATCCGTTAACGTCGGCTGCGCTTAGAACGTCTCCGGTGTTAAAGGTCTTAAAACCTAATCCTGCTGCCATGTGTGATTCTCCTTAGGGTCTAATTATATCTTAATATGACAAAACATCCTCGCCAATAACGCCATAATAGGCATTTCCAAGGATAAATCCATCAACTATCGGTTCAAGGGTGGTTAGGGTAGTAATCCATGAACCAGCAGTTATATCGTGTGTAATACCTTGTATTTGTAAATTTTTAGTGATTGTTGAACTGTCAGGTTGGATATTTGTAATTAATACATTATCAAAGTAATCAAATGCCAAAATTGTTGCGGTTGGCACATTTGGGTCAAATAGATCAAGGGTCATCTGATCGATTCGAATTGTAGTTGTTGATCTAGTGGCAACATACATTTTAGCAATATTCAAAGCGTTGGCATCTGTATCAATTACCAAATCAGACACACTTATTGAATGAGGAAAATAGGTTGCAATCGAGGTAGCGTCGACGGCGGTCTGAGCCACGCCCGATACTTTTGTCATTGTCGCCGTATTGATAATAAGTTTGTCGTCAAAGGCAAACTTTAAGTCTTTGTAAGGTATGCCACCTGTTTGATTAAATTGGGTAGGAGTAGCCCCTGCGCTTGCAATAACTGTATTTCTATTCTTGAATATGGCGTTACCTTCAGGGGTAATGTAGAAAGCCCCTTGCTCAGAAAATTCGCAGTTTTGTAAAGCACTTAATGAAGTTCTCAGGGTTGCAGGGTCAGCACTCGTTAAACTGTTTCCAGTCTCAATGCTACGCATACCATTTGGAAATTGAACAGTATCAAGAATCTTATTTATACGTGTACCGGTATCTTGTCCAGCACTCGCACCGGTGACAGTTATTACCGAAGCAAGGTTAAATAATCTAAAAGCGTCACTTGCTGATATATCTACATAAGATACATTTTCAGCCTGATCGTAAGAGTAAGCGTAGTCGGTTGTATATCCGCTAAATAGGTAATAGGTAGTTCCGCTGACAGTCGCAGATATTCTGAGTTTGCGCAACGGAGTTAATTGTCCATAATAAGGTGATGATACGTTTTGCGGATTAAAGTCACCTGAAGGGTCAAAGATTCTTACAACGCAAGTGCCAGCCTCATAAATATCTCGGTTAATGTTTCTGCCGCGTCTAATGCTTATGCGTCTAGTTTGTGAAGTTAGGTTTACAACTAAAGCCGGCGTAGTTGCATCAGATAGAATTCCAGTACCCAAAACGCCGTTAATAGGGTCATCTAAGGTAAAAGGGTTTGCGAAGGTAGCACCTGAACTAAAATTAAGTGATACGTCAAGGGTTGCCGGTAGTGCCATTACTGGAACGCACCTAACAACCTACCAACCGAACTGGCAGAACCTGAAAGGTTAGAGTTTAATAATCCGTTTCTTATTTGATCTACTAAGTCATCATCTGAAACAACGCTGCCAGCATTATTTATAGTTATGTTAATGCTTGGAGTCTTAATACCAAGATCACCCATTACGCCAGTTATGGAAGCATATTCGGCTGATGCTTGAGGGGCGTTAGCCAATACTGATGCGGCAGTCGTTGGGCTGAGTGGAACTCTTACTTTTCCTGAAATAACTTCCTCAGGTCGCATCTGCAATAAACGATACATTTCAATCATCTTGGCGAGTAGGTTATCAATCTCAGAACCCCAACCCTTAAACGGATTAAGTGCCATTGGTATCTTGGCAATAGCAGTAGCAAGATCGGTGGTCTGTAATTGAACAATGGCTAATTGTTTTCCTAGTCTTTCAGCCTCTGACGCATTGCCTTGCAATAAGGCTAATTGCAGGTTTAATCTTAGTTTTTCTTGTTCAGTTACTTTACCTTGCAAGGCTGCAAAGATTTCAATTTGAGCAGTATCAAACAGGCTTCCAAATTGTTTAATCTTGGCTTGGTCTTTAAGTAATTGTTGTTGAGCCTTAACCAAGGCTTGTTCTCTCTTGATCGCAGCCAGTCTATCTTTAGCCGCTTTTGCTGCCGCGTTTTGTAGTTTCTTTTCCTCAGCCCGCAATGCTTCGTAATCAAAGCGGGAACTCATAGGGTCATAAGGCTTATCAAAGTTTTGTTTGTAATTAAAAATGCTGCCTGACTTGTCGCTTAATAACTCACTTATCGGAGTATTTAAAAATTGTAAGTTGCCAGCAATAAACTTGCTGACGTAACCCATTGCAGTAACTGATTTTTTGGCAACTGTCTCTAATAAACTGCCAGTCTTTTCAGCATTGACGTTTAAGTCTGCAAAAGCGTTAACTAATCCTTCGCCTACAATTTCTTTGACGACGTCCATGCTTGCGCCAAGGATTGCCATTTGACCGGCAAAACCGGCGGCTGATGCCTCACCTTGTCCGGCGAATTGTTTGTTCAGTTGTGCCTGTACCTCTGCAAAACTCTTGCCTTTTAGCGAAGCGGTGCTATATCCAATGTTTAATGAGACTAATGCTTTGTTGTTTCCTAGGAAAGATTTACTTAAAGCGTCAACGGCAACGCCTAAATCAACGCCAGCACCAGCAGACAAATCTAACGCTGTCAATAATATGTTTTGAGATTTTTTGGCATCTAATGTCGTAGAAACCAGTTGCTGCATGGCAGGACGTAATTGATCGTCTAATATGCCTCTAGTTTTTTGGATTCTTTGAATAAATTGCTCGGTGGCTAAAACCTCAAAAGACATTCCTAGGTTGCCTAGAGTTAAGGCTAAGGACTTGGCTGACTTTTCCTCTTGAGCAAAAGCCTGTATTGATGCTTTAGCAAAGCGTGTGACTTGGCTCACACCAAAGGCAACACCAAAAGACTTGGCTAGATTGTTGGCAGACTTACTTAATTTGGTTAAAGAATTCTGCGCTTGCCTTGCACCTTTATCTTTATAGGTAGAGGTGATTGCAATGTCTATGGGTGAAAAACTTACCATTATGCCGCCTTGTCAAATGTTTTGTATTGTGCCCTTGAAACTCTCTGAAACCATCTTGTCTTTGCTTTATCAATTGCCTTCATGACTGCATCCTGTACCTTGCCATGATCGTCATAAAATGCTTTATAAAGCAAGCGTCCTTCCCGTTTACGACCCCTACCAATGCTAACTAATTTCTGTTGGTTTTGTAATGCTCTAACAAATTGATAACCAGCAAAAGGGTTATTGCTTGCGTACTCGCCTGTTTTACGTCTTAAAAATTGTTGATTAAATTTGTAAGTGCCTTCATACCCTTGCACTTTTCCTTTTTTCTCACCGCTTATATTCGCAAAGGCAGCGCGTCCATTTGGATTCTTACGTCCAGCAGTTTCATAGATTGCACCTGAAGCGGAATGGTTTTGCAAGATAAATGTTTGAACAAATCCTGATCGATTGCGTTTGGTAGTTCCTAGATTGTAACCTAAACCTTTTCTAATTTTCCAAGGGTCATATTTAGGAAAGCCACGCTTGCGTGATGATCTAGATTTTGCTTCTCTGCCTTGGCTAGTCCAGCCTTCGTCTAGCCCTGAAATCCTTGCTCGTACCATGCCTTTAGCCCTATCGGAAATACTCTGCATTGCAGGGTCAATTTCCTCAAGCATGTCTTTATATAAATCGGGCGCAAAGTTTTTAAGACTGTATAAAGTCTCATCTAGCCCTGCGACCTCGACCGGCATTTTCCATCCTTTTTGCGTCCTCTTTTAGAACGTTTAATGTTGCTAAAAGTAACGATCTGTCCATGTTAATAAATTCGCTATGCGGTATGCCTGTTCTAACTGCCAATAAAGCAATCAGATAAGTCGTGTCATACCGCGTTACCCATTTGGGGCGTCGGCGTCCAAAATCTCTACCTTAGATAGAGTTTCTAAATACTTATCCCCAAATGGTGCAACTGTATTTCCTGCGCGTCTTTCGGCTTCCCAAGAAAGCCAGTAGATGTCTGACTGCCTTTCTTCATCCCTAAACCGCTTATGGAATCCAGTCTTAAATTGTTGTTCAAACGCATATTCGAGTGCAGGAGAAATATCAAAATCCGATACCTCACCTGAAGCCTTTGTCACTCTTAATTTAATCATTTAATCCCCTTAGAATGTACCTGTTGTTGCAACGGCTACTGCGCCGTTAACAGTCCATGTTACATCCTGAGTACCAAGATCGCCAACTCCGCCGTTAATGTCGGTTGTGTTGTTAATCAAGCAAGTCATTGTATAAAGAGGGTTAGTTGCTGAAACGGCAGTTCCTTTTTCTTGCAAAAGAACAACAGTTACTGAAGTACCCCATGCGGCTTGCAAAGTTGCTAAAACGTTTGCTGATGCGGTGTCGTTTAGGAAGGAAATTGAAACGCTTGAAGTCTCTAATCCTTTTACATATTTTTCACCGGTGTCGCCCATTGCAGTCACAGCCAATTCATTAAATGATCTGTTTAGTGTGACGCTTGTTACGTGATCGGAAAGATCGACGGAGTTAACCTTTACGCCGACCTTATTGTTTAGAAATACAGCCATTGGTTATTCCTCGTCTTTCTTTGAGATTGGTTTTGGCTTTTCTGATTTTGTTATTTGCCCGACTTTTTCAAGCCAAGCCTTGTCCTCTGAAGGAACATCATAAATATCGCTCATGTTTAACTCCAACTTGTCATTATAGAAATTTGTAAATCTGCACTTAGCATTTCCCCTGCTGCTGCCGATAAAACATTTGGTGCAGATATATTGCCCACGCTGATTTTGAGGGTAGTAATTGAAGCCAGTTTGTTAAAAACGCCGACGACAAAATCCTCAATTCCGTTTAGGTTTCCTTGATTGTCTAGCATTGGCACAATCATTACTAAACGAAAATTTACTTTTGGTGCAACGCTTGAGTAAATGTTATTGCTTGGTTCGATATAAGGGTCATCCGGTTGAATAATTAAAGAATTGGCAATGGGCGAGGCAGGTGGAAAAGAAAACACCTGCCACACCCCAGCGTTTTCCAACGCCGTCGCAAGGGTTGTTCTGAGAGTCGTAACGGCGACAGTCATCAGCCAACCAAACCATTTGGTGATAAATGATTTGCTAACAAACCTCTAACTCTTGCGAGTAATGTGTTACCCATTTTATAAGGTGATGGTTGAAAGTCAGGTGATACTCCGCCATTGGCTGTTTGTTGTCTGCTTTGCCAAATGTCAACTGCAATCATGGCAGTACCTTGGCGCACTTCAGAAGTGGTTGCATAATCAACGTTAGTTGATGCAGATATTGTTCCGTAAGGTCTAATAATGTGTTTTGTTTCTGTTGAGATATGTGTAATCGCATAAGAAATTGAATAATCTGTTCTAGCCGTTACTGTTTTGTTTCCGCCGTTATAGTGTGCTGCTACATTTTCAACAGTTACTGTATCGCCAATTTGAATGTTATGAATTGTGTCTGTGTATAATGTTGCTAAAGTTGTTGTGCATTCTTTTGCAATTGCATTGTAATCATTGAACCATAGGTAGCCTTTAACAATGTTTTCGGCAGCCTGACAAACTTCCTCAACTACTGAATCAGAATACAAACTTCCAATTCCAAGTAATGTGCGAAGTTCTGCTTTAGTAACGTATGTAGCCGCCATTATTACCTTTCTTAAAGTAAAGGGGCGAAGGCTTCCAACGCCCCTTTACAGATGATTCCTATTTAGGAAAGTTTATGCAACCATCCACTTGTAAGCACCGGCAGCAACCTTATTAGCAATTGCGCCATAACCATAATAAGCAACTTGGATTTGACCTGTTGAAATTAGGTTTGTCTCCAAGCGGTATTTGCTTGACTCATACCAAGTAAATGATTCAGGATTTAGAACGATAATTGAAGCGTCGCCAGTTCCTGATAGGTAACGTGAAACGCGAAGGTTTAATCCACCAATGTTTCCGCGAACGTTAGTTGGTGTTAAGTTTCCTGATGCGTTCTGAGGATTAATGGTTTGTGTAAATACTGCACGATTTGAACCATCAACTAAGCCCATCAATGCGCCCCATTGTTCAGGTGAAACTACAATGTTTTGCGCAAAGCCAAGAGTTCCTGAGTAAATAGAAACTGCTGCATCAGAAATAAAATCTTGAATGTTTGCTGCTGACATTGTGCGGTTACCGCCATCT